GGATTGTTTGAGCCACTGCGCCAAAAAGTTTACCTCCCATCACGGCAATGGCAATGGCACAGAGTTCGGTAAATGATTGGTGTGGTGTCATGGTTCTTCTGCTGGTGGTGCGGGCGCGGTATAGGTAAACGCCATGCCGTTGAAAGCGTATCCATCTGGCATGGTAACAATGACGCGCACTGTCTCACCTGCTTGCTCTAGTGCGTGATTGAGCGCGTTGCCAAGTAAGGTATTTTCACTGAATCGCGCCATGGTAAGCGCAAGGTCAGTATTCAGCATTTCCAGCACGTTAGGCGATGACCAAAAAAGATGATAGCACTCATTGAGCGTCAAAGCATGGTGCAAAGTCGCTTTCAATCCCCGCAAGGTAAGCTCGCGGAAATGCTGTTGTGGTGTGAGAGGTTCGATCATATTAATTGAGTAATTTCTAAGTAACTTCCTGCATTTAATCCCGCTGTTTCAACTCCGGCAGGCACACGCGCGCCCCACATCACTTTGACATCGCCGGATGCTGCTGGGGTCAAAATGACCTCCATTCGCGTGGATAAATTTTGTCCGTTTTGATTGACCATGTTTGTCAGTGCGGTGCTTGAGCTTGGAGTGACCGTAGCATTCCCCCCGCTGTTGGTTAAGTGACCCACCACTTCGCTGCCAGTCGCAGTGATAGTTGAATGGTCTAATCGTGCCACCATACCCACAGTGGCGGTGCTGTTCTTGGTCAGTGTGTGAACTACAATACGGTATGTTACGCCGCTGACAACGGGCAGAACAAGTGTATCATCCGCGACCAATGAGCCACTTGTGCGCGTTGCGAGCGTTATGCGCGGTATAAAAGAGTAATCCCCATACTGCCCTGCGACGGTTATTTTCGAGACTCCGCAACTGGTGAGCCCAATTACTAAAATGATTGCAATTAGTAGTTTGTTAGTAGTTTTCATGGTGTTATTTATACATGATTCCGTAAACCCATAGGTTGCTGCTGGAGACGGCTCCGCTGACTGCGAGCGCAAGACCATTTCCGCGACGACTAAACGACACGGTCAACCCAGACGGAAGTTCTGCTGCGGTCATCGCTAGTCCTGTGAGCGGGTCGATGATGCGAAATGATGATGTGCCACCTGTGCTAGCTGACAGGATTGTGAAATAATTGTAATTTTGGCAATAAATAGAGACATTGGCGTGATTGGCTCCTGCATCGTCGTGAGTAACAACAATTTGCGTGCCAGTCATAACTGCGCTGGCGATTCCCACCGCCGATGATGCCGCCCAAGTCGATCCGTTAAAGGTTAGTATGCCTGCTGAGTTTAGACCGCTGAGATTGATGTCTGCGAACGTCGTGCCTACCGATGATCCAACGATCAATCCACGTGCCGCATACGCCTCATCTGGAACCACAATGAGAGTGCCTACTTTTGTGGCAGTTTGGCTATAATTTATCCGCACATTGTAACCCGATTGTGATACACTGGCGATATTGTATGGCTCATGCGTTGCGTCGTTTAGCATCGCCCACGTTCCAGCGGTGTTGCGGAGCACGCAGAACAATTCAAAACCAGCCGCACGATCTAGCCCTAGTGCCGTGCGTGTCGCCAGTGCCGCGCCAGTGCCGAAACTCATGCCTGTGTCGATGACAGGGCTTGTGATGGTCTTGTTTGTTAGAGTGACTGTGTTGGTCGCCGTAACCGTAATGTCACTCGTAAGCGCAACTGTGCCGCTAGCGTCTGGAAGAGTCCATGTGCGGGCGGCTGTCGTCGTTGGATACACTAAATTGACTTGGTGGACACTGAATCCTGTGATTGAGCCAGCACTTAAAGATCCGCCTTCGTTAGTTGAGAATGTGGTTGCTGCCACAATATCTCCCGAGCCGTTTCTTTTGACGATAGTGTCAGGGTCGGGGGATGCGGTAGCCGCCGTCACGTCATCATTCGGAAACGTGGTGCGCGTATCAATGCCGCTGCGTGATAGTGAGCCGACATTGCTGCCGTTCGCGTATAGCACTTGCCCTGTCGTGAAGTTCGTCGTCGTCGCGCCTGTCACGCTGTTTGGACCGGTGGGTCCAGTAGGACCGGTGGGTCCAGTAGGACCGGTGGGTCCAGTAGGACCGGTGTTGATCTGCACAATGGCAGGTGATCCAGTTGCTTGCAACTCCACAAGAGATGGGTTGGCACTGGCAACTCTGATTTCTACTGTGGACAGACTCATGGGGTGTTTTTCTTTCTCAGTTTGGTTGTGCCATAGCCAATCACGATTGGTGCATTGGATCCCTCAGTGATCTGGATGTCCCACCCATAAATCCCTGCAGCAACATCTGCTGTGTTGACAGACACCACCACCACACCATTTGCCGGTGTGGGGATTGTGGGTGCCAGATCCAGTGCCACTGCTGCTGTTGGATTGGTCTTGATGACACCGGCAGCAGTGTAGCCAGTCAGGTCAAAGGGGGTGCCGTCTGACTGCAAACAGGTCAAGGACATGGAGATGTCCTCCCCCACCCAAAACTCAAAATCTGCTCCTGTATATGCCATGCGCTTCACCCTAAGGATTTTGGTTGAGATTGCAAGAATTTATTGAGTTTTTGCATGGAGATTGTGACCCCCTCTGGTGTGCGGGGGGCATTGCCAAAAGTGCAAACAGAAAACTTTTGGCAGTCATCTGGGTGGAAAACCTTTGGCACTGCCGTGAATGCTCCACCGGTGGGGGTGAAGTTGTGCATTTTGTGGGGCAGACCCAACTCACACACTGCCCCCCAGATGGCAAGGTCCTCTGGCACATCATCAACATTCTCCCCATCTGAAAGTGCAATATAGACCTCCACGGCAGCTGCCATGGTCAGACTGTAGCAGCACCCAAATGCCTCACGCCTGTTGACCTCCAGCGAGCAAACACCGGTGGAGATTTCCAAAAAGGGTGATGCATCAAGGATGATGGTGTCACAATCCAGTTTGACTGCAAGTTTTGACCGGCAGAGGATCATGGCATGGATCATTGACCTCACAATCCCCACTGCACACTCAGTGCCATTGAGGTTGCCATTGCGGTCAAAAGTGGTGAGGATGTGATGCCCTCCATTTTCTTGGATCCATGTGACCATGTGCCTTGGCAGTGGTGCGTGTGAGTCATCAAACACATATGGCACCAGACCGGCAGCAATGGCACCCTTGATGCACTCCCTCAGTGGCAGGGCATCCCCAGAAAAACAGAAAATACAAGCAGGTGTTTTCATCTGTAGAGTATGGCACCATTGACAAATTGGGTGATGATGCCCCCGCCATCTGAGTGTGCAATGGGGACCACCTCCAGAGTGGCAGAGTTTGCTGGGAGTGCTGTGGCAAAATAGGGACCTCTGGCAGTGGAGAAAGCACCCCCAGACAGCACAATCTCCACATACACAAAACCCTCTTTTGGCATCCTGCCCAGCAGGGACACCAACATCACAAAAGATGCACCATCATTGTAGGTGGTGGCACCGTAGGCAGTGGAGTCATATGTGTTGGTGGGATCTCTGCCATTGCTGGCAGCAGTTGCCACCACATCAATGCCATCATCAATCTCACCAGTGGTGCTGTTGATGGTCCACCCTGTGTTGGTCCATGTGTCAAAGGTTGCTTCTGTGTAAATGCCATCTTGAGCAGTGCCGGTGGTGATCTCAACCAGCACAGTGGAAGCAGTTGCACCCCCCTCAAAGGTGGTGGTGAGTGTGAAGGGTGTGCCTCCATTGTAGGTGTCCTCCCCAAAAGTGGTTGAGGAGAAGGTGCCAACTGGGGCAATTGTGTAGGAGGATGAAAAGGTGGCAATGACATCACTGCCAATCACAATTTCTGCAGTGTTGGCAGCATCATCCCCAATGATCTCATTGCCAAAGTTGTCCACCCAAGTCTCTGTGCCGGTTCGCTCAAAGTAGCCAATGGGGGCAGCAGTGCCAGAGAGGGTGCCGGTGGTTCCCATTGACTCACCACTGCCCCCCACAAAGAACAGACCACCGGTGTTGACCATCCTGAGTCTTGGACCATTGCCAATGTTGGACAGCAGTGTCTCACCCAGACGCACTGTGGCAGTGGTGCCAGCAGAAAGGTCCACCACTGTCCCTGCTGCCACCAGCAGGTTGCCTTGGTTGTCAATAGATACATCAAACTGGTTCATGTGAAAACGATGTTGTCTTGTGGGGTTTTGCGGATCCGGTCTGTGAGAGTGCGATAATCAACCCTTGCTGGGGTGCCAAGGTTGATGGTGGTCTGCCCAGTGAAAAGATTGAGAGACTCACCAGCAACCATTGCACCCATGGTGGCATGTGCGGTCAAGGATCCAATCACATTGATTTTCTTGCCACTATAACGCACGGCACCGGCAGTGTCCTCCGTGGTGGTGATTTGTCCCTCATAGACCACAAAACTCTGGGCAGCAAGTAGGTTGGCAGCAAGGTCCACCGGTGGTGCAAGAAAGTTGTAATCTGCGGCACGATATAGAGGGTGACCCTGCAGTTGGTAAGTCTGCCCACTTGCTGGTTTTTGGGCAGTTGACCATGTGCTGGTCAGTGTTGCTGCCCTTGTGCTGCCATCATAAGCAGTGATGGTGTCAGTGAAGGATGCCCCACCAGTGACTTTCCATGACACCGTCAACCCAACATAAAAATCATCCACAGAACTGGCAGCAGTTGCCAGCACGATGGTGGTGGTGTTGCTGCCAGTGCGAGCAGTGCCGGTCCAATGGTAGGAAAGGGGTGCAAGGTAGCCAGTGGCATTCAATGCCCCAGTGTAAAGGTTGGCAGTCTGTGCTGCCGTGCGGGTGCCTCTAAAACCAGTTTGTGCCAATGCAATTGCTACTGTTGAGTACCATGCCGGAGGATTGAACACATCAGTGGAGATGTAGCCACCTGCGGCATTGTAGTAGTTGATTTGAGACACCCATGTGTCATAGTATGTGCCACTGAGGGTCACAGGAATCAGTCCATACTCCTCCACTGCCCAGTCTGGCACATTCTCTGCGATGGTGTAGAACATGCCGGTGGGATCCACTGGATCACCTTCTGCATTGCTCAGTGTGCTTGCAGCAACCACAAAAGAGGATGACTGTGTGGGCAGATTGGCAATCTGGGCAGCATACGTCCAAGAGTATGCACTGAGAGATGCACCAACAGTGGTGATGCCCAATGCCCTTGCAGCATCAAACTGCCGGTCTGCTGCAACTGCAAATGCACCCAGACTGGAGGCACTGCGGATGGTTGCCCTCTCAAACAAGTCATTTGGCAGAAAGGTGTCCAACTCCGGACCACCCATGGTGATCACTTGGATCTTGCCAGTTGCCGGTGTGCCACTGCTCTGGGTTTGGTATGTTGTGCGTCCAAGGGTGTCACGTTCCACATATGGCAGCACAACTTGATTGACCTTGAGATCAAACACAGGGTTGATGCTCATGGCATCAATGGGGGATGTGCCAACAGTCAAATCAACACCGGTGGCAACTCCTCTGCGGGTCACATGCAGAGTGGGTGTGGCAGTTGAATAGTCAAAGTAGGTCATCACATCCGGCACAATCCGCACCAACTCAGTCAAGACCCCTGCACAGGATGCTTGGTTGAGTGTGATTCTTGGCAGGTCAAAAAACGTGGCAACTGTGGACCCCCCAGCAATGTTTGCCATTGGTGCGCCCAAGGTGACTGAGGTGTTGATGGCAGTCTGGATGGCAGTGGTGAGACTGACCCCAGCACCGGCAGTGCCAAAAACCCCAGTCAAACGGTCTGCAGTGGATCCACCACTGTCTGTTTGGGGGGTCATGTAGGCAATCCGGTCCAACCACCACCATGGACCACTCACTGTGATGCTGAGATCACTGGTGTTCTGGGTCTTGATGTCAGTGACGGTGCCGGTGAAGAATAGTATGCCGGATCTGTAGAGTTTGATGGTCTGCCCCAACTCCGGTGGGGTGTAGGTTGCCAGTGATTGTGTGGTCACATTGACCACCAGTTCATCCACCCCCACTGACTGGAAGGTCAACTCAGCATTGGACACCTGCCGATGCTCCATGGTTTGAACAGTGGCATCCCACGCTTTTCCTGCCTCACCTGCTATTGTCCACACTGGCATACTATTTGATGTTTTGGATCCTCACCTGCAACCCTTTGATCTCCTGACTCATTGCACTCATCTTGAGTGCCATCTGATTGTTCACATCAATCAAGGACCTCACGGTGTTAAGTGATTCCGTTTGACCTGTTTTGAGAGAGTTGAGAAGAAAGTTGAGGTTCTGGGAGATCTTGATTTGATCCTGTGCAGTGATCTGCCCATCTGCTGCCATCTGTGCAATCTCTGCTTTTGCTTGTTGCTGCAGTGGGGTGATGGCATCAACCTTGGCAATCTGCTCTGTGATCTCCTTGGCATCAGTGGTGATCTGGTTGGCAGCAGCAGTCAGGTCTTGTGTCCTCTTGGACAGATCTGCTTTCTGGGTGATTTCTGAGATGGTTGCTTCAATCTGTTGCACATTGGCATCACGTTCAGCCTCTGCCACCACCAAGGCATTGTTGATCTTCTCAATCCGGTCTGGGGTTGAGTTAATGATCCTGTAAATGTTGGCAATCTGGGCAGCAACCTTCTCCTTGTCTGCTTCTGATGTCTGTGTCTCAAGTGATTTGAACCCTTCACCCTGATCCCCACTGCGGATGGCAGATGCATCTCTTGCTCTGTTGCGGTTCAGTTCAGCAAAAACCTCTTGCTGCTTTGCCTCCAGTTTTGCCAAGGATGCCTGTGCCAGCACTGCCTCAAACTCAAGTTGGGATTTTTGCTCTTTGAGTGCTTGCAGTTTTTTCTCCTCATTCTCAATCTTTGATTGCTGGGCAGCAATGGCAGCTGTGGTTGCTGCTGCTGCTGCTTGGTCCCTCAATGCCTGTAGTGCCTTCTCCTCATCCACCACCAGACCAATGGTTTTGAGGTATTTGACAGAGGCAACCTCCAATGCAAGGTTGGATTCAATCAGTTTGGCATTTGTCTCTGCTTGCAGGTTGCGGTTCTCTGCCAGTGTTGCTTCTGCAGTTCTGACTGCATCTGCTCTGTCTTTGGTTCTGTCCAGTGCAGCATTGTAGCGGTCAACAGCATTCTTGGCATCATCAGCAAATGCCTCCTTGAGTTTGCCAGACATATCACCAATCTTGTCAGTGACATCCTCAGTTTGGTGCCATAAGTCATAAAATGCCTCACCCAGTTTTTTGCCCAGTCCAACACCCACAGCAAGTGCGGCACCAAGGATCCCCATGTTGCCAGCAACAGTCAGCAATGCCTCACCAAATTGGGAGGCAGCACTGTCCCCAAGATCTATGCTGCTGGTCATTGACTGCACCTGCCCACCAGTCATGCTGGCAGCTTTTCCCATCTTGGTGGTGCTGGTGGTGACAGTGTCTGTGGCAGTGACAGACTTGTTGGTGGCAGTGGTCAGACTCTCAACAGCAGCAGTTGTCTGCTTGGCACCGGTGGTGTCAGCAGTTGTCTTGATGTTGATGTCTACTTTTTTAGCTGCCATATTTGCCAAGGATTGTGACGTTGTGGGTGATGGTCACCCCCTGCTGTGAGAGATCCACCAATGCACTCACATCATTCAGAGTGACAGCATTGGAGATGGTTGGGGCAACACCGGCAGTGGTGTTGGCACTGGTGGCACCGGTGATGGTGGGGTTGGGGGATCCATTGGTGGTGACCAATGCCAGTGTGCCGTCATTGGCAGCCGCATTGCGCTTGGTGATGATCACGGTGGACCCAGAACTGCTTGCCATGTTGGACACAGAGAATGCGGTGTTGGCATTCAGTGATGCTGCAATCTTGGGTGCATAAAGGGTGGGAGTGTCCCCACTCAACACTGCAGTAGATCCACTGGCATTGCCATCAGCAGCAGTCAATGCCCAGTTGATGTTGCCATCAATGCTGGCATTTCCTGCACAGGTCAGTGTCTCAACTTGTCTGGTGCCATCTGCCGTGAGTCTGCCCAGTGTGGCAGTCATATCAAGTTGGTTGAGCAGACCTTGTGGAGTGTTCAACAAGTAAGTCTCAGCCTCTGCGATGGTGGAGAAGGTCAGCACAGAGGAGAAGGTCACAGTGGTTGCTGCTCCTCCCCTGTAGAACTGCACAAACTCTGCTGCCTCAATGTATTGAGATTGCTGAAAGTTTGCCTGTGACCCAATCCTCAAGTTGGACGTTTCACTCCTCTGCCCATCGCCACCAGCAAGGACAAAGAGAACAGATCCGCGATGAATGGAAACATACATATTGAGGTGTTAAGAGACTGCTGCCACTGTGAACAATGCAACTGGTGTGCCGGTGGAGAAGGTCCGTTTTGCTGCCAGAGTGAGTGTGCCAAGTCGATTGTCACCCACACTGAAGTTGCGAACCAGATCAATCAACTGCACTGCGGCACAGTCAAAGTTCAGACCTCCCACAGTGGCAGTGGAGATGTCCAAGGCACTGCTTGCCAGATCTTCACCAGCATCCAGCAGGGAAAAGAAGGTGTCAAAGGCATTCTGGTCTGCCCCAGTTGGCACACAGGTGATGGTGCAACCCAAGGATCCCAGTGACATGTCAACTGTGCCAATGCCGTCCACCGTGATGGGGTTGAGTGCAAGGTCAAAGGAAATGTCAAACCCTTCACCAGAGAAGAATGCTGGAACCGCACCAAGGGTTGCTTGGTAGGGTGCCGTGATGATTGCTGCAGGATTGAATGCAGTGCCAATGGCAGCACCGGTGGAGGCAGTGAAGTAGTCAGTGGACAGGGCAGGGTCACCATTCTTCTTGAGCAGACCGGTGAACTGGACAGATCCAAAGGCAGTGTTGTTGGCACTGCACTTGATGCTGGGCATCTGGGTGATGTTGGCATTGTGGATGGTGTAGGTGCGATCCAGTGCCACAATCACCAGTGGTTTGTCAGTGGCACCATAGATGCTGGCACCCATGGCAGTGTTGCCATGTGGGAACAGCACAGTGAGTGCCTCAATCTCACCTGTTGGTTCAAACTCCACCACACAGGAAAAGTCTTGTTTTGCTTTGCCCACAGGACCATACGCATCTGCCACCTTGTCAAAGGTGGTGAGTGCAGTGGTCAAGACCACATTGCCTTTGCTGTAGAAAGTGGCACTGTCAAAAGTGATCTTGCAAGGACCACGCACAATTGTTGTTCTGTCGAATGTTGGCATGATGATTTATCGTGTAGGAGTTGTGTTGTGTAGCCCCACAGGGCAGTTGAAGCGAATGACTTGTTGGAGCATTGGAGGGATGGCATCTTGTGCCATGCCGGAAAAGATCAGCACTCCACCAGTGAGTGCTGCACCATCTGTGTCCAGAGGGATGTGGTGGTGAAGGATGCGAGCAGTTGCCTCTGCAATCTCAGTGCAAGAGGGTTTTGATTGATTGCCAACCTGCTGCCTCCACACACTTGGGATCTCACAGACAGTCACCACAAACTCACATTCATCCATGTAGGGACCGGCAGTGTCTGGGGTGCTGGTGTTGGAGTTTTCAAAATTGACCACAACAAAGGCACCGCATGAGTTCATTGCCTTCTCAATCTGTGCATTGACATCACGGTGGTCCTCCACAATCACAGGAATGGTTGGCAGAGTGCGGAAAAAAGCATGTGCAGACAGAGTTGCTGCAATGCTTTCCACAATCTGTCTGATGATGCTGTTGCTCATGGTGATTCTGAGAAGTTCATCAGTGTGCTGCCACTGATCCGGAAGGATCCGGAAGATGACACCACAAAAGACTCTGCACCAGTGTCATCACTGTCTGCATTGTTGTTGGCAAGGTCATCAAGATAGTTGTTTGCCTCCTCCACACTGCTTTTCCGGTCATCACCATTGAAATCTGCCAGTGCTGGGTATGAGTCAGTGAGTTCTCTGCGGGCGAGAACATAGGAGTGACGACTTGCACCGTGAGGGACAGACAGACCGGTGTTGACCAGTGGGGGCAGTCCACGTTTTCTGCGTCCAGCATTGACCCTTGACACCACATCTTGCGCCACTGCGGTCAGGATCTCTGCTGCCTTCTCCTCTGGGGTTGGACATTCTGCCAGCAGTCGTGACAGTTCATCACTTGAGAGTCTGTCTCTCAGTCCTGCATATGTCAGTGTGGTCCATGCCATGGTGGTCAAAGTGTGCTGGAAAAGATCAAGGGTGGCGGCAGATATTCCACCACCACCCTCTTTCTCACCTATGAAACAAAATCAGAACAGGAGTTTGAACGTGAAGTTGCCAGTGACAGACCCAAGGGTGTCACCAGTCTGGGCAACACGCACATAGCGTCTGGTGTTGGGCGGGAAACGGAAACGCACAGTCTTTGCTGCGAGTGCGGAACCGGCAGCAGTGATGGTGGTGGTGATTGCCGGATCAATGGCAGCAAAGGTGACATTGTCAGCAGAGTCCTGCAGGGTGTAGGTGCAGATTTTGCCGGTGGTTGCAGCAGATGCTGGGGAAACAATCTCAGCAGCAATGCTCTCAATGTCACCACCCACAGTTTGCTCAAGATCAAAGGATGCTGAGTTTGCTGCGGTGGTGTGCAGTGCGGTGCTGTTGCTGTAGAGAAAATCCTGTTGGTTGCGATTAAATTCAAATGACATAGTTTTGTGATGTTAGATGTTGAATGTGGTGGATTAGCTCAGTGCCTCAGTGGAGGAGATGGAGTCAGTGACAATGATGGGGATGCCAAAAGACTCTGTGGGCATTCCAAAGGGAATGATGCCAGTGAATGCCTCTTGTTTGCTGTTGGGTGCAGTCACACGACTGGTTGCCAACTGAAATGCACTCCGGCGATTCATCAGCAAGTGAGTTGGGGTCTGACCAATTGGGAACTTGCTGATCAGTTCAGCAATCTTGGCATCAGTGACACCTTTGCCGGAGTCAGCAGTGGCATCCTTGAGTCGTCCAACTGCATACTTGTTGACACACTGCAGACCAACCCAAGAGGTGAGATCTGCGATGAATGCCGCAAACCGGTTACCATCAGCATCCTCTGCATCACCCTCACGGAAGGGGGACAGTTCAAAGGAGGTGCCATTGCCATAGACGTATTGCACACCCTGCACACCTGCTTGGATGGCATAGACACTGGATCCGGTGTCTGCAGTTGTGCCACCGGCATCAACCACAAGGTCACTGCCAAAGGTGGCAAGCAACTCTTGCAGACCAAGGAATCCTTTTGCACCACTGGCAGTGCCATAAATGGTTTGGGATCCCACAGTGCTGAGTGCTTCACGCATGGTGCCAACTGCCTCAATTGCTTGGAGTGCTTCTGGTCCATCCTCATAGCCACGGGCAACTGCTTTGTCAATCTCCACACGGGCAGAGAGGATAAAGCACTCAACCAGACGTTCAGTGAACTTGGACGCACTGGTGGCAGTTCCTTGGTTGGCAGAGCGAAATGCCACGGATGGGCGGCTATTGCGCGATACCGTTTTGTAGCTAGTGCCACGGATGGTGCGAGCAGGGATGATGGTGACCTCCGGTGAGGAGGTTGCCACTTCTTCAATCAATCCAACAACTTGGTCAGATCCATTGAGTTTTGCAAGGTCGAGTAATGTTAGCGACATAATAGTGTTGTGTTATTGTTGAATTGTGTTGATTAAGAATCTTTTTGTGCCTTAAGTGCTGCCTCAACTTTGGCAATGCCTTTGAGGTCTGTTTCTTTGGTTGTGCCTTCTGCCTTGCCAGCAAGGATGACTTCACCATTGATGGGTTTGGCAGGGAGTGCTGCGAGAATGCCAGCAGCAGACTTGTCTGCCTTGATGCTGTTTTTCCAGAATGTTTTGGATGCCTCATCTTGTGGTGCAATGCGTCCAGCATTGACTGCCTCAGTGATGATCTGGTCAACCTTCTCATCCTCTGCTTTGTTGACAGTTGCGGTCAGGTCATCCACTTGTTTGGTGAGATCACCCACCTTGCCAACTGCAGCATCCTTCTCTGCGGTCACAGTGTCCAGTTGTGCTTGGATTGACTCAACCCGTGATGCCATCACAGTGTCCTCCTCTTTTTCCTCACGCAGAGTGGCAAGGTATGCTTTGGCAACATCCATTGCCGTTTCTGGGTCCTGTCCTTCTGGGACCAATCCCAGTTCAACCAAATAGGTGATATCCATAATGTCTGTTTTGTTGTTGTTGTATGATGCTGCAATCTTTTCCATTGCCTCAAATGCTGGTTCATTCACCAGACTGCCAATCTCGCCATGTTTGGCAAGACCGGCAGGGATGCCATTGACCAAAAGAAAATTGGGGGAAAAATAAGAGTAGTCTTTGCCCTCAATAGCTGCCTTGCCAGCCGCAGTCCACTCAACATCCAGCACCAGACCGGTGCCGTGTTCATATCGGAACTCTTTGGGCAGGAATGATGCTGCACCAGCAGCATGATCAAATCCGGCAAAGGGTCTGACATTGCGAGCAAGTCTTGACTCAAGATCTTCTGTGAAGGATGCCAGAACTCTCTGGTCAACAGTCACAGTGCGCTTCTGCGCTTTTCCATTCACGGTGGCATGGATCTCATGCACACCCTCAGGTAGATAGACAATTGACTCTGTCAGAGAGTCAATCTCATTCCCAAATCCTGCTGTGATGTGTTCTGCGCTCAATCTGATTGCAAACTACCACAACTTTTCCAAACTCTTGAGTCTTATTTTTCAGACTCTGCAATGAGTGAGTCAAGGAGACCGGCAGCAAAGGCATCCACATACGTTTTCTCCGGTGGCAATGCACCCACCCATGGCTTTTGTGTAACTGACTTTTTCAGCACAAACACTGGGGTGATCTTGCCATCCTCCTCTGTTTGTGCCAGCACTCCTTTGACTCTGAAAAGTGGTTTGATGGTCTTGGAGTAGGTCATGGCAGACAGACCATGTGCCTGTGGGATGATGGGGATTGTGAGTGCCTTCCCACGCTTTGCTGTGATGGTGCCACCGGTGATCTTGTGGGCAAAACCATCTGTGTTGACATTGGTGAGGGTGACACCATCAGCAGTGGCATTTGCCACACTCCAGTTGCTTTCCACTTTTCTCCACCACTGGGTCTTTTTGCGTCCAGCACCCTGTGTGGGTCCGGTGCCACTCCACATGGCACTGCCCCCCACACCATAGTATTTTTTCACCACACTCAAGGCATCATTTGCACCGGCAGTGATTGCCCTGCGTCTGGCATCCACACTCTGCAGTTTGAGCATTGAGGCAGTGACCTCATCCAGTCCGGTGGTTGTGATTGTCACATTCATAGTTTTTTCTCCAGTGGTTTGACAAATGCATCAACCATCTCATCATGCAGTGATTCATCAAGGGCATTGATGTCCAGACGTTCCCACAGGTCTGGGATCCTTTTGACCACCTCATCAACTTCACGATAGAAGGCACCGGCAGTCATCCTGTGTGACTTGTCAATGAGGTCAGCAATGACCTCATCAATGGGTGCCAACCATTTCTGTGACACCTCTGCCAGTTGTTCCTCTGTCATCATTTGCTGCTCCATTCTTTGCCAGCATCACCACCCCATCCTTGGTAGGTCTGCCACTGTTTGGATCCCACCTCACCAGACTCTGCTGTGGAGAAAAATGCTTTCATTTTGTTCTTGGCAGTCTGGGTCAGTTCAACACCGGCAGCAATGTCTCTTGCTCTTTGCAGACCGGCTGCGGTCATCCCACGTTGTCCAATGGGTGCAATCCTTCTTGCTTCCAGTGCTGCCTGTGCTGCCTGTGCCATCTCCGGTGTGGGTGTCAGATCCGGTGCTGTGGGATCCTCACCCTCAGGTGGGATGGTGGGTGCCGGTGGCGTGGGCAACAGATCTGGTGCATCCCCCAGCAGGATGTCACCATCCTGTGGTTCAGGAATGCCCATTTCCTCATACGCCCATTTAAGTGTGACTGGCAGACCAACCTCCTTGATGATCTTGAGTCTTTCTGCAATTGCCTTCTGGTCTTTTGGCACAGGGATCTCCAGTGTTGCGTAGGGCAGATCTTCACTGGCAACCTTGCCAAAGTTCATCTGCACAATGGCAGGGATCAACTGGTTGGTGTAGATCCCAGACACCCATGTGGCAACTGATTGCAGGATGTCAGACCGCACAGATGCATGGACATCACCCAATGCCCTGCTGCCAGATGCCCCCACATCTGTGGTCAAGGTCTGCCCCAACATGAGGATGTCACATGCCCTGTCTGCCACATCCATCAGGTGTGACTGGGGCATGGTTGTTGCGGATCCACTGACACCCTCCAACACATTGAGTTTGACATTGGGACCGGTCACAGCAGCACCAGAGGATCCAATGCCCTCCAGCAGATCCTGTGCAGCACTCATGGCACCGTCACTGCCATCTGTCTCAATGTGCCTCCATGGGATGGCAAACAACTGTGCGTATTGCATCAACCACCCCATGCCGTAGATGGCACCCAACCAGTGCTTGGTCAATGCTCTGAGGTTGCCACAGTGGATGGGGTGGATGCCACCCTGCTGCCAGATGCCAATGAGGAATTTGTCTTCTGGGAAGTCCTCCAAGACCCCCTGTGCCACTCCATTGGGTGCCACCATCAACCTGTCTGTCTGGTTTGAGTCTTGTGGGTATGCCAAGTATTTTGCCGGAACTGGGCAGAAACATCTGGGGGACACCACACCATTTTCTGTGTGCCAGAGGATCTCCACCACACTGACACCCTTGGCATAGGCATCCACCATTGCCTTGATCATGCCCACCCCATCCAACTCAAGGTATGCCGGTCTGGGTGCATATGACTCAAGTGCGCGTTCCACCACTTCATGGATCCGGAGTGCTGCCGGTGTTGGTTCCTCCTCACCTTCTCTGATTGCTGGAGAGATCCGGATTGGCAAGGATGCCACTGCCCCACTGACCTCATTGAGACATTTCCGCAGTCTGCTCCATGAGTCAATCATCAACCTAAAAAGACGGTCCTGATCTTCCAGTCTGCCAGTTCTCACATTGCGTAAGATTGACCGCACCTGATCTGGGGTCACATTGGCAAGGTCAAAATCTTGGGTCCGGTAGGATGCTGGCAGTGGGGTGACCACTCCTTTCTTCTCATCTTTTGTCATGTGCTGCCTATAGCACAGACCAGTGCCGATGGGAAGGAAAAGCGTGTGGTGTCTTTTATATAAGACACTAGAGGGCGTTGAACCCTTTGACTGCTCTGGGTTTGAACTCTGACTTGGAGGTGTTGACCACAGTGGCACTGCCCATGGCACCGGTGATCCTTGACCCCATCACAATGCACCCCAGCAGTGCATCTGCCCTGTCTGGTGACTTCAACCCGTGCATTGCCATCTTCTCTTTTGACTCACACCGGAGTTTGCCAGTCTCATTCCACTCTGACTTTCTGGTGGTCAACTGCTCAAAGGTCTTGGTGTCCAGTTGACCAAGGTTGATCCTGCCACGCTCAATCTCTCTGGCACCCACATGCCACACCTGTGCAATGAGGTTGGCATACTCATCCTTTTCTGTGCTGGTCTGACCACCATGGAACCTGTTGATGTGCCACCCCATCTCTGCGAATTGGTCAACAAACCCTGTGCCAAGACCATCAGCATCTCCCCAGATCTGACCGGCAGACAACTTCTCATCTTGGAAGATCTGCACAAATTCTCTTGCTGCTTGAACGGTGTCTTTCTCCACCCATGCTTTGACAATTCTGGCAGTGTTGCCTCTGCGGATTGCCAGCACATTCTCATCTCTGCCAGCAGCAAAGTCACAGAATGCAATGACCTCACCGGCATGGTTCTCCACCGGCTGAGTGTCCAGTGCAGACCTCAGTGCCGGTGCTGACAACACCAACCTGTCAAGATCCTCAGTGAACTCTGCCAGATGCTTTGACCTGTAGAGTGGGTGACCCTCACCATACTTGATCAGATCCAGTTCTCTTTTCTCTGCACTGATGTGGGGGCATTCTGTGCTTGGCACCTTTCTGGTCCAGTATTGTGCTGCATTCTTGTGGAAAGAATCATAGAACTGACCTCTGGGTGATCCGGTGGATGACACCCACAACTCAAAGCGTCTGGTGCATCGATCAAATGCTTCAAAGATGGCATCTGGCACAGTCTTTGCCTCATCGATGATGAGAAAGACAGGATCCACTTCACCACTGATCTTTGGATGATGCCCTTCTGCCCTGCCAGCATGGTCTGTGGAAAAACCAAAAGCCACACCCCCCTCTGGTGTGCGGATCTCAGTTGCCATGAACTCCCACTTGGGGAACTTGGACCGGAAAACCTTGATTGCTGGCATCAACTGCTTTTCAATCTGCATCCAACTGCCAGAGGTGAACACACACTGACCTTGGGGGAACTCATGCAAAAACCACAGGATGAGTGGTGCCACCAGTCGTGCAGTCTTTCCAGATCCGTTTGCTGCCACCACGCTGGTGGGTTGCTCCATGGCAACTGACTCCATGCTCTCACACTGCCAGAAGTAGGGAACAACCTCCAGCACCTTGACACAAAACTCTGTGGGGGACATCCTCAAACGTCAATGGGGTCATGTTGTTTTTTGGCAGATGCCCTTGCCATCTCCACCAGTTGTGCAAGTTGCTCCTCCTGCTGCTTGCCAAGGTTGACACTACCGGCAGCAGCAGTGTTGTTGTTGTTCACAATGATCTCTGGTTTGTCACCATAGCGTTTTGGGTCCCACTTTGCCAGCAGTTTGAGTCTTGTTTCCACTCTGAGTTTTGCCCTCAGGATCCACTCCTTGTTGCATGACTCATTGCCGTTTTTGTCAGTCAGTGTGTCGTTTTCTCTGTCATCTGCAATTGCCAATGCCTCTGCTGCAATGGCATCAAAACCCAACCTTCTTGCCGATGCGATGGCAAAAGAAAGTGCAGCATCTGTCTCTGCCCAGTTCCTCACAATGACATCAGTGATGCCCTGCTCACGGCAGATGACAGTGAGTGGTGTGCCAATGCTCAGACCACCAAGGATTGCTGTGACAACTTTGTCATTGCGCTTGGTGGGTCTGCCCATTTTCGCCGGTGTCTTTTTGACCGGTGCTTTTTTCTTGGCAGATTTTCTTGCTGTTTTCTTTGCTGGCATGATTGGTCTATGAGATTGCCCCCTCTGGGAGTGTGTCCTGTGGTTGGTGGTCTGTGTAGGTGATGACCGGCATGGCATCTTCTGGGACACCAATGCTTGCCAGTGCCTCAAGGATCTGGTCACTTGCTGGCACATGTTGTGTGATTGCACCCTTCAGTGCCTCCTCAAGATCTGCCTTGATGGGCAGCACCTCCTTGCCAAAAACAATCTGCACCTTGCCACTGGACCCACTGAATAGGTATGTGACACCAAGCAAGGTGAACTTGACAATGGAAAAATCTGGGGATGTGTTGCTCATAGTTGTTGGAGTGTTCTGACCACAAATTCAAAATACTGCGGATCTGTTTTGTAGAATTGGGCAGGGTTCCTGTGCAACCTTTCAATGCCCATGGTGAGGATCTCAGTTGCGTCTGGATAAACCTTGCCACTATAAACCCTGCCCCCAAGTTCTTCCCATTTGTCCTTGTAGGCAACCTCCCATTTTTTGTATTGACTCACACCTGTGAGTCTTTTGAGTGAAATGGGTTTTTCCCCTTTGGACCTAAGTTGCAAAAAATCAAATGCCTGTTGCAAAACACCCCCTTTCACCTCAGTCACATGGGTGATCTCATGCGCCACAACTGAGGCATCAGTGATGTTGGGGTTGATTCTGATTCTGAACAACTCAGGGTCTGCGTATGCCCGTGACTCTTTTGTTGTTCCAACCACAATGTCCCTCAACAGACTTTTTGCTGTGTATCTTTCAGCAATCAAAACCCCATCACTGACTCTGGTGGATCCTCTGAGCAATTCTTCTGCTTTCTGTGTTTCATAACTGATTGAAATTTTGCCACGCTCAGACACTGGGACACTCACCAATTCTCTGAACCTCTCAATTGTCCCCATGTATTGGTCAAGAACTTGTCTTTTTCTGGTTGTTGCAGCATTTTTTTTGTCCTTCAAAGCATTTGCCAGTGGGTCATTATAGTTTGAATAGGCAACCAACCATTCTCTGTGCAACCTTTCACGCTCTGCTTCTGCTGCTTCATACTCATCCACCACTGCTTTTGATTTTTCAATCTCATCCTCAAGATTCTTTTTGATACTGTCAAAAGTTCTGACCGGCACCACTGGATCCGGCACCACAGGTGGTTTGACTTTTGCCACTCTGGGTTTGCGGGTCTTGACCACCGGCACCGGTGTTGGTGGCACAGGTCTGCCAATTGCTGCCCTTGCTTGTCTGAGTGCGTCCAGTGTGGGTTTTCCATCCGGTCCTATGGCACCGGCACCTAAACGTGCCACAATTGCCTTCTGTGCCTTTGCACGGATCTCTGGGGTGACATCATCCAGTGTGGCATCCACCCCATGGTTGAACTGTGACCCAAGACTGACCCCAAACTGGGTGAGATCCGGCACAGGGACCACTTCACCCTTCTGCACCAACCCCAACCTCTCTGCCTCTGCCCTGCCCACTGGTTCCTGCACCATGTAGGAGTTGAACCCAAAGGGTCCCCAAGGCACACCAAACCCCCCAATGTCAGCAGCATTCTGAAACATCCAAAAGGCAAAATCATCCCACCTTCTGACCACACCTTCTGCCTCCACATGCCGTGGTCTTTTGGTGACTGCACCAGACCTGCGGAAAAATCTTGCTGCCGGTCTGCGGTTCAACTCATAGGGATCACGCATCTGCACCTGCCATGCTGCAAAGGTTGCTGCCTGTTCCAAGTTGGTGTTGTAAATCAATTGCAGTCTTGCATTGCTGACCACATTCTGGATCCGCTGGTCAGCATAGTCATCCTCTGTTGCCAGTCCTTCTTGGATCATAAACTCAGCCGCAGTCTCTCTGAACTTTGCCAGTCCTGTCTCCTTGTAGGCAACACCACCGGCAGTGTCCTCCACTGCTCCTGCTTGCCAATCCAGCAGCATGTTCCTCATCTTGGTCAAGACCTTGGCACTGCTGATGGTGGCAGAGAAGAATGACCGGTTCCTCAGTGCCGGTGCCACAGATGCCCAATCACGGGTGTTGAACCATGAAGGGGTGACCTTCTTGTTGGCAAGGTTGTTGATGATGTCATTTAGATCAAGCATTTTTGTGCTACCTCCCCCTGTGGTGTCAAAATGTATCGTGCAGGGTTGGTGGACCGGTCTGCCACCACAAACCCTTTGACGGTGAGAACATACAGCATGTTGGTGATGTTGACCCTTGTGTCCTTCATATCGGCAGCAATGACCCTTGCAGGGATGCCACTGACTCTTGCCAAGACCCTTGCTTCTCTCATGCCAATGCCCAACTTGGCAATCTGGTCAATTGGTTTTTCCATGCCGGTGAGAGTGTCTTGTTTTTCCCTCACTGTCAACAGGAAATTTTGCACCCACTGCAAAGTTCTTTTTGCTCTCAACCCAGCACCCAATCATTTGCCAGAAGCACACTTTGCAGTGGGTTATGGAGATGGTGGGGGTGTGTGGTAAATTTGGCAACCATTTTTTCATGTTGTTTTTTGCACATGAAATTAGTTAAGTTTTGTTAAGGGCAGTGAAATTTCACTGCCCTTGCCACTGCCCTCAAAAAATCCATTGGCACATATGGGGAATCCGTGATTTCTAACGAAAAAGGGCAGAGGGCAGTGATTCTGTACTCTTATATAAAGAGACATCATGAAGAACACATGAAAAAACCCAATATATACTATATTTCACCTGTCCACTAATAAGGGTTAAAATCACTGCCCTCTGCCCTAAAAACTGGCAATTCATTGTGTACCAATGGAAATTTGGGGGGCAGTGGCAAGGGCAGCAAAATTTCACTGCCCTCCCAATTTTCCTTGGTTTCATATAGGATTTTTCCTCATTTGCACAGATTCTTACAGATATTCCATTTCATGCATGATGATCTGTTAGAGTGGCAAAATAACTGCACGATTCTTTGCAAATGAGATTTTCCAACACATCTGCACGATTCTTTGCAGATAAACACCCCAGAACAATCTGACCACTGCCACACAATTTTGTTCCACTGACCCCCAGATGCTGCTATGAATGCCCACCGGTCACCCGCAAAAATCCATGAAAATTGTTTTTGACAGGGCGAACAAAACAGTTCAACCTCCCCACCTCAACCTCAACCACCTATGACCAAAATACAAAACATCACCTTGCCACCGGCAGGGCAGGGACACAACGCAGGTCTGCCAGCAGCAGCAAGAAAATGCCAGAATGCCGGTGCCACAAAAGAGGAGGCACTGGAGCATCTCCGGTCCATTTACGACTCCACCAGAGCAGACCACCTCAGTGCCACACAACGTGCTGTGGACCTTGTCTGGTCAAGTTCTGTGCCAGATGAGGATGACCGGCAGACCTTGCCAGCAGCAGACCAAAACCTCATTGACAGACTGCCCCTCACCCCCACTTCTGTCATTGTGGAGGCATCCCCGCACAACCCCAAGATCAAAACCATCAGCATCATCAAAAACCTTTTCCTGCAGGATGAGATCATTGGGATCCAAGAGGTCAGCAAACAGAGTGCCACCCTGCTGGTGGTGGAGGACATTGATGCCCTGCACCCACACCCAGCACTTGACCAGTTCAAATTTCTCAACCCTTCCACATTCAAGTCAATTGAGGGTGCATGGATCCCAGACCAAAAGAATGGTGGGCAAAAACTCAGCACCAGATGCAATGCCAATGTTGCGAACAGACCTTACATGCTGCTGGAGATGGACAGCAAGGAGGAGAAGGTGGTGCAGCAGTTCTCCACCTTTGCCATGGGTCTGTCCAAGTTCATCCCACTGCGGATGGTGGTGGACACCGGTGGCAAGTCTCTGCACTTCTGGTTTGATGCCAGACAAGCAACACCGGCAGAGGTGGATGCCATCTTCACCATTGCCTGTTTGTATGGAGCAGACAAGCAGATGGCAGTCCGGTCACAGGTGGCAAGGATGCCCAATGTCTCAGCAGCAGCAGATGGAAGATCTGCCCAGCGGGTGATCTACTTTGACCCCAAGGGTCAGAACTACCCAACCCACATTGCCAAGGGCAAATGGGATGTGCTGGGGTTTGAGGCATCAATCACCACCTGCAGAGATGTTCTCTACTACTACCATGGCGGGAAGTATTACACAGAAAGCATCAGTGGCAAGTGGATCTCACTGTCTGGCAGATCCATGGCACGGCAGTTGATTGATGTGGGCATGAGAGGCACCAAGGTGCAGGGTGAGGGTCAATCTCCAGTTGACACCTTCATTGCTGGTGTGGAGATGCACCACCCCATTGATGCCATCATGCAGGGTGCCAGTGGACGGTGTGCCGGTGTGCATTCAGAGAATGGGTATGACTTTCTGGTCATGCGCTCCCCCACAGTGATCAAACCCAGAAAGGGTGACTGGGGGACAATCAAAAAACTGCTGACCCACATGTTTGACCACACCCCCCACCAGTTGGATGTGTTCTTTGGTTGGTGCAGTGCCAGTGCAAAGGCATTCAGGAATGATGGCAAGAGGCAATCAAAGTTTTCCCCCTGTCAGTTTTTGCACATCTTGGGTGAGGTCAACAGTGGCAAGACCTTGCTGCTGGACAACATCCTGCCCCACCTTCTGGGTGGACGGTCCACCAATGCAGACAGCATGTTTTCAGAACATGGTGCAGCATTCAACTCTGACCTGTTCCAGTGTGAACTGCTTTTTCTGGATGACACCAGTGTGTTGATGCCAGATTTCAAAAGCCGGTCCAAACTGGGTGAACAGATCAAAGCACTCACTGTTGGCACCGGAGGTGACTACCACCAAAAGTTTGCAGACAAGATCCCTGTCAAACCATGGTGGCGTTTTGTGAGATTGATGAACTTGGAGAACAGCAGCATCAGCACCCTGCCCCAGATGAATGAGGGCATCAAGGACAAGATCATCCTGCTCAAAGCACAGAGCATGGTGGGTGGTCTGATTGACAACACCACTGCTGGTTGGTATGAACCAACCCAGCAGAAGATCCTGAGTGAGTTGCCAGCATTTCTGCACTTCTTGCTGGAGGAGTTTATGATCCCTGCCCACATTGTGGATCCGGCAAAACGGTTCCCCACAGTGTCCTACCACAACCCAGCAGTGTTGGACCTGATCAATGAAGGCAGTCCGGAGCATTCACTGATTGAACGCATTGATGGTGCTGCACACGGCAGAATGTTCTGCCCACTGTTTGAGCAAGAGGATCAACCCCAGCAGTGGACCGGCACAGTGGGGGCATTGTTTGAGATCCTCAGTGATGTTGGCACACGCAACTCACAGGTGCAATTCAGCCGGTTCTGCCCATCACCCAAGGTGCTGATCAGTCAACTCCAGCACCTGTCCAAGACCCACCCAGAGCGTGTGACCTACTCTGGTGATGAGTCATCACAGATCACACCAAAAAAGAAAAATGGTGCATTCTATTGGGTCATTGCACCCAAAAAAGAGGTTGAGGTCACCCCAGAAGATTGTTTGTAAATCAAGGGTTGCAGAACTATTTTTGATTTTTACACAAAAATATGCAAATAATTATCGACAGCATACTGGTTTGTATGCATATTTCTCCCGCCACAAGGCACTGAACCAAATCAGAACCACACAGAACCATGAAAGAAATCAAAGTCATAATCAAACAACTCACACCTGCCACCACTGAACAGATTGAGTTTGGCATCATTGACAACAAAGGCAGATCAATTGGTCTGCATGTTGCCATCTCAACAGCAGAATTCACAGAAGTGACAGAAGACACAAAGTGCCATGGGTTTTATTACAAAACAGAAGCCCAACTTGGTGTGTGGTTTAAGGTGTCAATGACCTGCACAAGAGATGGCAATTGGTTTGGTGCAAGTCAATACCCAGACTACTATCGCACAATTGGTGAATTGCAAGATGCAATTGACAAGCGCAAAAAATCAACTCTTGCACGTTACAAAAAACAATTTGCCAAAGCATAAACCATCAACCCCCACAGAATCACCTCACCCATTGAATTGGGTGGGGTTTTCTGGGCGCAACACCTAAATATATGAATATCACAATCAACATCCCATCATTGGACCGTCTCTGCTCAATCCTTGAAAAAGGCATTGTCATCAACCCAACAAACTCCACCGGCATCATCCCCAGTGGTGACCAAGTCACACCGGCACCGGAGGTCACCACTGACCCTGTGCCAGTCACACCCAAGGTCAAGAAAAGCAAAACACCGGCAGTCACCAAGACAACCCCTGAGTTGACCCTTGAAGACAATTCTGAGGGTGAGGAGGATGAACCAGCAACACTGGTGGTCAAAGCACCCACTGTTGAAAGTCTCACCAACCTTGCCAAAAAATACATCACACAAAACTCTCCTGCAGCATTGCGTGATCTCCTTGACCATGCTGGCATCAAGGGTGAGAAGATCAGCACATGCAGTCCAAAGTTTTACCCAGACATTGAGGTGGCACTGAACAATGCCCTTGATGCATAAACAATTTGCTGTGGCAGCCGGTGGGAAACACGCTCTCTGATGCTGCAACAAGTCCGGAAAAGTCCTGCCACAGCACCCACTCACCAAACACACTGAACCATATGAACCAAGAAACAAAAAAACTGCTGGGGGTCCTACCTCACCCAATCAACAACAACCACCCCAAAGATCCACAGATGCCGGTGGTGGGTCTGCTTTTCATCTATTTCATGGGGATCCTTTCTGGCATCTCCTTCTCACTCCTTGTCTCTCTTTTCTTATGAGTGCAGACTACACCATCACAGAGTTTTGCCAGACACACAATGCTTGCAAATCCGGCAGAGACTGGGCAATGCAAAACTGCCAGACCATGCAAGAAGTGTGGCAAAAAGCATCACCACAAGACCTCATCTGGGTTGCCATTCGCAAGGGTGTCTTGACTGACAAAGAACTGCGTCTGTTTGCAGTTTTCTGTGCCAGACAAAACCAGCACTTGTTGACAGACCCACGCAGTCTGGCAGCAATTGAGGTTGCAGAAAAATATGCAATGGGGGATGCAACAGATGCAGAGTTGTCTGATGCTGCTGATCGTGCTGCTGCTGCTGCTGATGCTGATGCTGATGCTGCTGATGCTGCTCGTGCTGCTGCTCGTGCTGCTGCTGCTGCTGCTGCTCGTGCTGCTGCTGCTGCTGATGCTGCTCGTGCTGCTGCTCGTGCTGCTGCTGCTGCTGCTGCTGCTGCTGATGCTGCTGCTCGTGCTGCTGCTGCTGATGCTCGTGCTGCTGCTGCTGCTCGTGCTACTCAAGTTGGCTATTTACTCAAAAACACAATGCCAAATTTTTCAAAGTAATGGTTACAACATCAACACAACTCAAACTGCCACAGGGCAAAATCAATGTCAGGTTCCGTCAAATGAGAGGTGTCTGGCAGGTGTTTGCAGGACACAACTACCTAGATGGTGCAAATGCAGACACCCCCACTGAGGCATTGGCAGAACTCACCCGACAATACAACGTGCCATCCGGCACACCTGCAACCATTCACAACCTACAATTCACCAAAATCATCACACTATGAACACACCACCAGAAAATTCACACTATGCATGGGGGGCATCTGCCTCAAAACAGTGGCGCGGATGTGCCGGATCTGTGGCATTCATTGCAGAATGCAAGGAGGCAGGATTGATCCCAGACAAGGTTGACACTGCATACAGTCTGGAAGGCACAGAGGCACACAACTGGGCAGACCGGTGTCTCAAGGGTGAGATCCTCCGGTCTGACATCCCAGAGTCTTTTCTTGAGCATCTGGGTGGATACCTTGACTATGCAGAGGAGTTGAAACAGACACACACTGACCCCTTTGTGATGACTGAGGCAAAGGTGCCACTTTACTACAACAAGAGTGTGCATGGCACCATTGACTATGCTGTTGCCAGTGCCAAGGGCATCAACATCCTTGATCTCAAGTATGGGGTGGGTGAGAAGGTCAGTGCAGAAGGAAATGACCAGTTGACCATCTATGCCATCTCTCTGGTGGAGTTGCTACAGTCACAGGGTCATGTGTTTAGCAAGACCACCCCAGTCACCATGGCAATCTATCAACCACGGCACCACTCATTTGATGGCACACCAGAAGTGTGGACCATCAGTCTGGTGGAGTTGATGCTTGTGAGAGGTGAACAGATCCTTGAGTCATACCTGCAGAGCAAAGCAGCAGACGCATCCATGCTCACCCCCTCATATGATGCTTGCAGGTTCTGTGATGCTCGCAGAGTTTGCCCCACCAGAATGGGTGCCATGTTTGAGGGCATCCCCGAGGAGGTCAATCCACTCTCTCCGGCATTTGACCCACATGAGGCACTGGTCCTGCACATCACTGATGAGGTGCGTGTGAGAGTGGCACAGAAGGCAAAGGAGATCAAAGCATTTCTGGATGACCTCAATGATGACTCACTGGAGATGATTGAGAATGGCAAGACCATTGCCGGTCTGAAAACAATTGATGGTGGCAAGGGCAACAGACGGTGGACCAGTGAGGCAGAGGTTGACAAGTTGCTCAGAAAGATCCCAGCCGCAGAAAAATTTGCACCCAAAAAACTGCTCAGTCCTGCACAGATTGAGAAGGTGCTGAAAAAACACGGCACACCATTGGAGAAACAGAACAAGAGATTCTTGAGCCGGTGGGATGCTCTGGTCACTCAACCAGAGGGATCCCCCAAACTGGTCCTGTCCTCAGACCCAAGACCGGCACGGGTCACTGGTGCTGACAATTTTGAGGATGAGGTTGCAGAGGATGACTGCCTGTAAAAAATAGTTCAAAATAAATCTGGACAGTGTCTGAACAATCCAGTATGCTGCCCCCCGCCGGAAGGCACTGAACCAAACCAAACACACTGAACCATATGACAACTACAGCACTGAAACCATACAGAGATTACATCGCAATCATTGACAATGATGAGGCACACCCAATTGAGCTACGCGCAAGAGATGCTGCTGATGCTAAGAAAAAAGCAAGGCGTTACATGAGTGATGTGGTTGGTCACTCTGTCAAGTATGAGGGTCCCTACAATCTCAAGGTCAGACTCGCAACCCCAGAAGCACCACAAGATTGACCCACTCACAGAATCACCTCACCCATTGAATTGGGTGGGGTTTTCTGGGCGAAGGGTGGCACCTTGTCACTCTGACCAAATCAAACAAACTGAACCAAACACATATTATGCAAGTTAAAATCAAAAACGTCCGGCTGAGTTTTTCCAACCTCCGCAAACCCTACACCCCCAAGACTGGGGATCCAAAATACACCTTCACCGGCATCTGCTCTGCTGACACCACTGTGGAGGCAACCATTGATGACAAGAAGGTCTGTGTGCCAAGCACAGACTTTGAGAAAGTCATTCTGGCAGCAATCTGCAAAGACAAGTGGGGCAAAACCCCCGCCAAGTTGGAGATGTATGCTTACAGCAAAGCAGACCAGCAGGTGGGCAGTCGTGGTGCCAAGATCAATGAGGATGGTGAGTATTATGATGGGTACACCAAAGACACCATGTTTTTCTCCGCTGGCACCAAAGTGGAGGATGCCCCCAATGGGATCCTCATTGTGGACCAGAAACGTCAACCACTGCCAGCATCCTCTGGGATGCCGGTGAATGGTGACTACGTCAATGCCATCATCAACATTTTTGCCTATGAGTATGAGGGCAAAAAGGGCATCAGTGCCAGCATTGAGGCAGTGCAATATCTCCGCAAAGGTGAGGCATTTGGCACTGCCAAGGTGACTGTTGATGCCTTTGATGATGAGGAGATGGAGGATCTTGACGCAGATGACAGTATCTGATCACTACCCTGCCACCCTGCCCAGCATTGGGTGGGGTGGTGGGGACACCACAACCACTGACCAGACCACCACCATGGATCCCACAGAAGAAAAAATCAAACAATACATCAAAGCAATCCACCACCTCTGTCAGAATGACAATGATGGGAAACGCTATCTGCGCGAGCAGTTGGCATCTTACAACTTGCTGCCAGACCATCAGCAAGAGAAAATTGATGAGTTGCAAGAGGAGGTTGAGAATCTCAATGACCAGATCAAAGATCTCAAGTCTGAGCTTGCTGATTTTGCAAATGGTCTGGCAACATCTGCTGACCAAGACTGAACACCCAGACCACATGACCACACCAGACACCTACCATCTTGATTTTGAGACATTCTCACCAGAGGATCTCAAGTCTGTGGGCGCATTCAAATATGCAGCACACCCAGAGACAGAGATTCTTGTGGTGGCAATTGCCAAGAATGATGAGACACCACTGGTGTGGTCAGTTCTGGATGACAACATTGACGCATTGATGTTGCTGTCAGAAGCAGTGCAGAGTGGTGCAGCAATCTGGGCGCATAATGCCCAGTTTGAGTTTGCCATCACCAAGCACCTATTTGCCAAGACCTTTGGCATGACTCCACCGGCACTGACCCAGTGGCACTGCACAGCAGCACTGTGCAGGTTGGCAGCAATCCCATCCTCACTGGCAGGTGCCGGTGATTTTCTTGAGATCCCCATGCCCAAAGACAAGGATGGGGTCAAACTCATCCAGCAGTTCTGCTGCCCACGCAAACCCACCAAGGGTGACCCACGCACACGCATTCATGCAGCAGATGCACCGGAGGAGTTCCAGAGGTTCATTGACTACTGTGTGCGCGATGTGGAGGCAGAGAGACTGGTCCACACGGCACTGGGCAGACTGGCAAAGCAGTCACACCCCACCACCGCACACTTTCACGCAGACCTCAGGATGAATGACAGAGGCATCCCACTCAACATTGATGCCCTGCGTCACGCAGAAAGTCTCATTGGTGAATACACCAGCAGACTGATTCCAATTTTCCAATCTCAGGTGGCACACCCCACTGATGTGATCACCCTGCCGGTCACCAAACTACGCAAAGCACCCAAGCAGGTCAGCATCACTGCTGGGTTCAACCCATCGCAAAATGAGATGATGCAGTGCTGGTTGAGGGGCAGAGGTTTTACTGGCAAGGATCTGCAAGCAGACACTGTGACTGCGTGGTTGACCCCACCACTGAGGGACAGATTGACCCCAGAGGCAGTGGCAGCATTGACCACATATTCACTCATTGGATCAGCAGCAGTCAAGAAGATCCCTGCCATGCTCCAGATGGCAGAGGCAGATGGTCATGTGAGAGGTGCCTTGATGATCTATGGAGCAGAGAGAACACACCGGTGGACCGGCAAAGGGATCCAACCACAGAACTATGCCAGACCCACAATCTCCTTCTCTGATCTGGCATATGCTTGTGTATGTGCCGGTGCCAGCATTGATGAACTGGAAGCACTCTTTGGTGACCTGTTTCAAGTCATGATCTCTGTGATCCGCAACTTTATTCAGCCCACCACCGGCATGGTGCTGCAAGCAGACTACTCTGCTATTGAGGCAAGGGTGGCACCATGGTTGGTGGGTGAGGAGAGGACCCTGCAAAAGTTCAGAGAAAATGCCCCCATCTATGAGATCATGGCATCCATGATCTTTGGCAAACCAGTTGGTGAGATCACCAAGGATGAGAGGTTCATTGGCAAGCAAGCAGTGTTGGGTTGCTCCTACAACATGGGCAGACCCAAATTCAGAGCAACCTGTGAGTCTTACGGATTCACACCCACCCCACAGATGGTTGCTGACTACAAACCAAGGCACAAGGCATTCATTGATGGCAAGGATCCAAAAGCCATGGGGTGGAAAACTCTGGACCCACAGACCCCAGAGGAGTGGGCAAATTTTTGTTATGATGATCTGGCAGACCGTGCGGTCAGCAGTTGGAGAAAAGCCAACCCCATTGTGGTCAACAGTTGGAGGCAGTTGGATGATGCTGCCAAGGCAGCAATCAACACACCCACCACTATGCACACAGTTGGCAAGTTGACCCTTGCCACAATCCCCATTGCCAACTTCACTGCCCTTTGCATCAAGTTGCCCTCTGGTCATTACTTGATGTACCCAAAAGCAGAGGTGGTGCCAAATGAGAAAAGGACAGACACCCAGATGCACATTTATGGCACCCAGATCCGTTTCTGGGGGGTGATCCCCAACACCGGTGGCACATGGGGATGGTGCTACACCTATGGGGGGAAACTCCTTGAGAACTGCACCCAAGCATGTGCTGGTGACATCATGCGTGAGGGGATGCTGGCAGCAGAGGGTGCTGGTTACAAACCATTCATGCTGGTGCATGATGAGATGCTC